TGTCGGTACTCGGTTAATCTATATACCGTAAAAATATAGAATTTTGTAAAATAATTAGGTTGTTCTCTTGCATTTAGGTAGTAACACGACTAACAGCAGTAATGCTAGGTTACTCAATGTGAATTCTAACAATGAGCTTAGTAATTCCAATGCTAATGTCAGTACACTGATCCCCAAAACAGAAAAAATATTTAAAGAAGTACTGTTAGAGAAGACCTTACCTCTTGGTAAAAAACGACATTTTAAAACACTGTATTAGTAGCGCAAGCGAAAATTCGGTATGGGATTTCAGATGAAAAGATATAATAATTTATTTGAACAGATTGTTAGCTTAGACAATCTACGTCTAGCTGAAAAGAAAGCTAGAAAAAACAAGACTCACAGACCAGAAGTTATTGAGTTCGATAAGAATAAAGAACAGTTACTGTTAGAGTTATAGAAAATGTTAATTGATGGTACATATGTGACATCTCCGTATTATATCTATAAGATATATGAACCAAAAGAAAGAGAAATCTTTAGGTTGCCATATTATCCAGATAGAATAGTACACCACGCAATAATGAATATATTAGAACCTATATGGGTTTCAACCTTCGTGAAAGGTACATATAGTTGCATTAAGAAACGTGGTATTCATAAAGCTATGAGAGATGTAAAAGAATCATTAAAGGACATACAAGGAACTCAGTATTGTCTAAAGTTAGATATCAGAAAGTTCTATCCTTCAATTGATAATGATATACTCAAACAAGTAATAAGAAGAAAGATAAAGGACGTTAAGTTATTAAATCTATTAGATAGTATAATAGACTCTGCTGAAGGAGTACCTATTGGAAATTACTTATCACAATTCTTTGCAAACTTATATTTAACTTATCTAGATCACTATATTAAGGAAGTTCAGAAAGTTAAACACTATTTCAGATATGCAGATGATATTGTAATATTACATAGTGATAAGAAATATCTTAGATATCTATATGAAGATATTAAGGATTATTTAGAGAATAAACTTAATTTACATTTCAAAGATAACTGGCAGATATTTAAAGTAGATTCTAGAGGAATAGATTTTGTAGGATACAGATTGTTTCATACACATATACTTCTTAGAAAGAGAATCAAACAAAACTTCTGCAGAAAGATAACAAAACTAAATAAAAAAGATATTGATAAGGATGATTATAAACAAAAAATATGTAGTTATATAGGTTGGATTAAACATTGTAATGGAAGGAATTTGTTCAGTAAAATGTTGAAATATAAAGAGCTATTAGAATACGTTAACATCCATAGACCAAGTAAAACATAACATACTTATATACGTTTTATAGTTATATCTCAAAACGATTATCAGCCCTAGCAGATCAAGTTCAGCCGGGGTTTTTACTTTTAAACTATTATCAAATGTTTTTAGAATTCTTGCCACAAATACTTACAGGAATAGCTTCAATTTTAGCTTTATGGTTCACTTATAATCAGTACACAAAGAATAAGATAACTGACTATAAGATTGAAAGATGGAAAAAGCAAGAGCATGTTAACAATGTTAAAAATGCTAGAAATATAGCTACAATTTATGGAGAACTATGGGAACTCCTATACTTCTTAAAAGCTGACAGGGTATATCTTATCCAACCACATCCTCTATATAGAGAGATGTACATATCTGCTACATTAGAAGTAAAACAATATGGAGTATCTTCAGTAAGAGATAGTTTGTCTGATATCAAGATTGAAACAATCTCTAAGTTCGTATCTGATTTGGCAAATACTGAATATACATTTATAAACGATATAGATTCATCAGACTTTCTGGATAACAAGATTAAGTCAATCATGACAGGTAATGGTTGTCACTCCGTTGCTATCAGAAGATTAAGTGATGAAAAGAATAATTGGATCGGATCTATAGTAATAGGTTACATACATACTTTTGATAATAATGTAGATCCACAACTTATCGAAAAAATGTCTAGGTCAAGTGCACTTTCGATCTAGTACATATTACCAGAATTCAAAACAGAATAACATGTTATTAAAAAGCTTTTTCAACAAATTGGCAGTCACTATCATAATTGGTTTGACTGCCTTTTGTTTTTTTTAGAGATAGAAAATAAAGACACTAGATAAAAGTCTAGGTCAAGTAACAAACAATTACAAGTATTATCAGGAATTAAATAGCAAACTAAAAGAAGATAATAGAACTTTACAACTTACTATAGGTGATTTGAATAATAGTAAAGATAGTTTAATTACTGAAGTAAAGAAGGTTTAGAAAGAACTTAAAATCAAAGATAAGAATCTCTAGTAGGTACAAGTAATCAATACAGAAATGAAAGACTCAGCATCAGTTGAAATAAAAACTAAGAATGTTGACTTTAGTGAAAAACTAAAGCTAAATGAATTAACTACTATCACAGTAAATAGAAAAGACTCAATCTTAACAGCCATACTAGATTTAAGAAATTCCTAGATACTATTTGTAGAAGAAAAAAAAGAATATCGTAATTAGTATAAAAATGGCTTCTAGAGATTCTTGCACTTTGATTGGAAGAAAGATCGTGTCAGAAAGTATCAAATACATAATAGCAACAAACTTATAAAGGTAACTGATACTAGAATCGTAGAAGTTACTAAATAAAAATAAATCAATCTATTAATATATTAATCAATAATAATATGCATAGAATAATCCGTATAAAAGCTTATGAAGCTGAACACGGTCCTCACTTCAATGATGAGCATGCTCGCAAAGCTGTAAGCAAGATGGAGAATGAAGACGGAACAAGAGGTCAGCATTGGTCACTTGAGGAAACTACAGCATTAGCTAATCAGTATGGTATTCGTTTAGATGAAAAGATAAACAAATACGACTGGTATGTAGCATTGAATATGGTATACTCAGATTACTACCGTGTAGTTGTTAGCATGACAGGCTCTAATAACACGAAGTATTTCGTAGAATTAGCTAAAGCATGGATGCACGACAAAGACATAGATGAAGGTAAAATGTGGTTTTACTATATTTATGTAATGTGTGATAAGATTAGAAATGCTGAAGAAGATCTTTTCGAAAGACATTACAGCAAATATGAAGATGACGACGAAGAGGAACGTTACGGTAACTACCGTAGAATGGGCAGATCTTCATATGGTAGACGTAAAGAGTACGACAGAGAATACGATGAAAGAGACTTTGAAAGGGAAAGAGAGAAATTTTTTCCTATGGAAGAAGAATCCAAACGTGGTCGTTCTGTGCGCTACATTAGATATTAATCAAATTAAATCAATCCTAAATAAAATCAATTATGTTAGAAGATAAAATTATCGTTCAAGATCGCGGTTTTGACGCTGGTCTAGCTGCTTTAATGCAGAATGCAAACAAAGGTAATATGGACCCTGCAGCTCTCATGGCTATGATGAATAACAATGGTATGGGTGGCAATGGTTGTTGGTGGATTTGGATCATCTTACTGTTCTTTGTATGGGGCGGTTGGGGTGGAAACGGCTTTGGAAACAGATGCGGTGAAGCTTCACAATTGGCTTCTCAACTGAACACAGATGCTAACACTAACCTGTTGATGCAGGCAATCAATGGTAACAAAGAAGCTATCAGCACATTATCTAATACTTTGAATTGCGATATCAACTCAGTACAGTCTGCATTAAACACTATTAATACTAGTGTAAGTCAGATCGCTTGTGACACTAAACTTTCTGGTGCTCAGGTAATAAATGCTATCCAGAGTGGTAACGCTAGCCTTGCATCACAATTGGCTTCTTGCTGCTGTGATGTACGTAACGCTATAACTACTCAGGGTTATGAGAGCCAATTAGCTATTGTAAATCAGACTAATACTCTGACAAGCAACGCTAATACTCAGTTCAACATCTTGGGTGCTAAAATAGACGCTTAGACTCAAATAATTAATGACAAATTCTGTCAACTTGAAATGCGTGAAATGCAGAACAAGATTGACTCATTACGTCAAGAAAACAATCAGTTAGCTTTGGCTGCTTCTCAGCAAGCTCAAACTGCTAACATTGTTAATCAGTTAAGACCTACTCCGGTTCCTGCATATCTGACTTGTAACCCATATGGATGTAACGGTGGCTTTACAGGCTATGGTTACAATGGTTACTCTGATGGATGTGGCTGTGGATGCTAAGAAAGGAGGGAATTATGTTTTTTAATTTTAATCCTTATACATTTAATAGAAGTAGAGTAAGAACTATAGATAACTTTGGTATACCTTCATTGAGAACAATATATGTTACCACTGATACTACCAATAATACTGTTACTTATGGTATCTGTCCTAGAATCTGGAGACAACTTCCTTGTGAGGGAATGTTTTTACTTAATATAGTAAATACTCCTGCTACAACAGTAACTGCAGCTTCTTTAGTAAGTATAGATACTACTAGAACAGCTAATCAAGTAAGTCCTACAACTACTACTTCTACAGGAGCTAGAGCTCTTATAAATGGCTCAGGTGATCAAATGGTTACAGAAGAAATATCAACAGGTAATAGATATCTTATTTACTATAATAAATCAAATGGTACTTTCTAGACTGTAAATCATATTATACCACCTACTGCTGCTGCGTAATTTTTTAATCAAAAAGGGCTCTTATTAGAGCCCTTTAACAAATACTTATTATGATAACATTTGCACAATTAAATATAGGAGATCCTATACATGTATTAGAAATAACTGGAACGTTTAAGAAAAGTACTACTTATTATAAAGGTACTGTAATGAATGTATCCAAGGTTTATGATGAACTCCTTCCTCCTCAATAGTTTCCTCTACCGAATTAGAATAGAAAGAAACTAGTTGATATAACAATAGGGTGTGACGGTGAATAGAAGAAATTATCTGTAGAAGAGAATAAATCTATTGTAACGGATGGAGCTGTAGGCTTAACTATAGCAACAGATAAACAACAGATAATAACAATGGTAAAGAATAATTATAATGAATACAAAGCAAAGAAGGAGGCTTTAGCTAAGTATGAAGAAGAAATGAATAAGTGCGACGCAATACTCAAGTAGTTGGATTATTAGGAGGAAAACTTGAAACAAGAAGATCCTAGAATAAAAGAATTACAAGAACAAGTTGCAGAATTAAAAGGATTAATAAAGCAAGCAGGTAATATGGTTCCACCTTAGATGAAATAGATGTTACCATAGAATATGCAAAAAGCAATGAATGAGGCTAGTTAATACTAGCCTTTTTTCATTTATAGCCCCAAGAACAAACGCTATTAGTTCATATGGTCTATTGTATTACTTACTACGTAAAGTGGCTAGAAACGCCTTAAAATACGTTATTATTATATTTAATAAATAATGCATTATGAAATTAAACACATTGAATACTATTATTGATGATATTCTACTTGAATTGCGCAACAGTTCTATTGCCGAATCAGAACATATAAGTAGAATACAAATCGAGCAATGGATTCACAACTACAGAGCTATGTTAATTAAATAGGACATTGATAAAGGAAGAGATATCAATCCTATGTATGTATAGACTCTGCCTTGTATTCATTTAGATCGTGTTGAGTGCACTCCCGGTCATATCGAATATGTAAGTAATATTGAATTACCAAAGCTTATAGACTTTCACTTTAGAACTGGATTAGTATCTGTAAAAGATATGTTCGGCAATTTAATCTAGTTAGGAAGTGAAACAAAAAACAAATATCAAAAGTATAGGAAATATACATGCAAAGACTACACAGCATACCTGAAAGGTAATAGAATATATGTAGATGGTGGTAACCATCAGTTAGAATACATTGAGGCAGATGTTATATTAGAGAATCCAGCTGATGCAAATGAATGCTTTGATCCAGATATGCCTTATCCAGCACCAGCTCATATAATACCAACTATTAAAGATTTAATCTTTAGTAAAGAGTTAAATATAATGCCAAAAATGCCTACTGATGAGACCAATAATTCTAGAGATGATATGTAGAACATTTATAAACAGCAGAAATGACACACAGAAAATCTTACACAATAAGTGACTTCTATTAGTTCTACTTATCTAATATCGAAAGAGATACTGTATATGATATTGATTATAAAGTGTACAGACAAATAATAGAAGACTATTTTAAATTTATAGCAGATTAGGTTATTGAACATAGTAGAGAATTTAAACTACCATGCAGATTAGGTAATCTAAGTATAGTAAAGCGCAGACCTAAGAACTTTGATAATAAGAGCCTAAGGATTGATTATCATGAAAGTGCCATACAAGGTAAAGCAGTATACTTTATCAATGAACATAGTGACTACTATAAATTTAGATATTACTGGAGCAAGAAGGATTCACTGTTAACTAATAAAACTAAATATTAGTTTGTAGCATCTAGAGCTAATAAACGTAGATTAGCTTAGATAATAAAGAATAGAGAACATGATTATATTACAATTAAATAACAGCTATGATAGACAATAAATTAGTTAGTTCAAAGGCTGTAATAGCAAAGGTCATAGCTGATCTTGATCTCAAAGAAGATGAAATCAAAATTACAGATGTGCGAGAGTGGATTGGTGAGGCTATGGAAAAGATAGGTGCTATATAGCAACTAGAACATAAAGTAGAAAATATTCCTGTAATAGGTTATTAGGCAAAGTTGCCATGTGACTTATACAGATTAAATTAGGTAGCATTCTCATTTGAGAATAGTTGTGGTTGGTTACCCATGAGAAAGGTTACCAACTCTTTTGGTGTTTATACCAAATGTGACAAATGTGATCCTAATATGATAATAGGTGATAATGCTCTTATACCTTTAGTAAAGAATCTATATAACCTTATAGATGATAGATCTGCATTAGATATCATTAACTCCGATCCTAATGTTAAAAAGACATTAAGTGCTTTAGTAAACCAATATACTATACCTAGTGTAAATGGTAGACTTATAGTAGGTAATCCTGCATCATTAAATGGATCATTGCAATACTCTACTAAACCGGGTTATATTACAGTAAATGTTCCTTGTGGTTGGGTTAAGATATCTTATCATGCCATCATTACTGATGAAGATAGTATGCCTATGATACCAGATAATCCTTCTTATTTCGAAGCCATATTTTGGTATGTAGCCATGAAGTTATCTTATCCTAAGTACCTAAAAGGACAACTGAATCAAAACATATACTATGATATGAAGAACTCATGGAACTTCTATCGTAGACAGGCTTACGCAGAAGCTATGATGCCGGGTGTAGATGAAATAGAATCTATCAAGAATGATTGGCATAAGTTATATACAGAGTTTGATGATCATGATACGTTCTTTGCTACTACTGGAGATGAACAAATAATATATAATTAGAGTAGATTATGAGTACTGATTTTTTAGAATTTAATTATAATAATATTAAGTAGCTTCCTAATTCTGCAGGAGTTTACATGATAAAAAATGTATTAAATAACAAGAGATATATAGGAAGTTCTAGATGTATAAAGAGCAGATTAACTACTCATTTATCTACGTTGAACAGAAATTGTCATCATAACAAACATTTACAAAACTCATATAATAAATATGGGCAATCTGCATTTAGAATATGTATTCTAGAGCTATGTGAAGATATAAAAGATACAATACTATTTCTAGAGCAAAAGTATTTAGATCTAAATCCTGAGTACAATAAAGCTAAAATAGCTGAAAATAATTCAGGGTGGCATCATACATAGGATACTATAGCCAGAATGATACGATCTAGAACTGGCAAACCGAGAAAAATAAATAAGTAGACTTATTCTTCTCCAAAAAAGGATATAAACCCAAATAGAATAAATAAGAATCTAACAGTTCCTGTAATTTAGTTAGACTTTGACGATAATTATATAAGAGAATATTCTAGTATGTCAGAGGCAGCAAGGG